GGTGCTGGACACGGCCGTTCGCATCATCAAGCCGCGCGGCTGATGACCTCGGGGGCCGGCTGCGGTTGGCCTCCGCCTTCACCTTTCTCGAATCACACAGGAGGCCAACATGGCAACTATTAAGAAACTGGGGCTGGGCCTGCAGCAGTTCGGCGGCTTCACCCCTTACGGCAACCTCACCACGCTGCGCGCCGCGCTGCTGACCGCGGCCGATGGCGGCGCGCTCAACGCGGACAGCGCCACGCCCCTCGGCATCGGCGATGTCGTGGTGCTCGACAAGCTGCCCGAGGGCATGGTGCTGGAAGACGCGCAACTGATCGTGTCGACGGCGATGACCGCCGCAGTAACCGGCTCGCTGGGCTTCATCTACGCCGACGGTGTGGACAGCGCCGACGTGCCGCAGGACGCCGCGTATTTCGGTGCCGGCCTGGCGCTCAACGCGACCGGCCGCCTGCGCGCCGCCACCGCCAAGGTGCCGGTGAAGCTGCCCAAGCCCGCGCTGCTGGTGCTGACCATCGCAGGCGCGGCCAACGCGAAGGCTTCGCGCGTGGACGTGATCGTGCACGGCGAGCGCGGCGGCCCGAAGTAATCGACACCTGAGCCGAGCGGGGCGGGGCCATGTGCTTCGCCCCTTCGTCACATCCAAGAGGAGCAACCCATGTCCGCCAGCCAACTCGTCGCCATCACCTACGTCGGCACGGAAACGCCGTTCCAGGACCGCATCTACCGATCGCGCCTGACCTTCGACCCCGACCAGACCCGCGAGGTGCCGGCCGAGCTCGCTGCCAAGTTCCTGCTGCACGCAGACGTGTTCAAGGCGGCCGACGAAAAGGCTGCCGAGGCGACCGCGAAGAGCAAGAAGGCCGCCGCGCCGAAGGACGACACGGCGGAGACGCTCGAAGCCGCCCAGAAGGCCGAGGAAGAGCGGCGCCAGAAGGAGGGCCAGCGCTTCGAACTGCACCAGCAGATCGACAAGATGGACAAGCAAGCGCTGCGCGACTGGACGAAGACGAAGTTCCAGCAGGAGCTGCCCGGCAACCTCGGCATCGAGAAGATGCGCGATCGCGTCAAGGGCTTCGTGGATCAGTTCGGAGCCCCATGACCCTGCAGGACTTGATCCGGCGCTTCCGCGTCCTGGCCAACGACAAGCGGCAGCCCTATTTCTGGGCAGATGCCGATGTCGTGGACTGGCTGAACGATGCCGAGCGGCAGGCTGCGGTGCGCGGCCGGCTGCTGCGCGAGGACGCGGACCCTGAGGTGTGCCGCATCGCGCTCGCATCGGGGCAGGCGGTGTACCCGCTGCACGCGGCGGTGTTCGAGATCATCAGCCTGCGCCTGCTGCCAGTCAACGGCGACCGCGCGCGCTCGATCAGGCTCGTTTCGCGCGAGTGGCTGGATGCCGAGGTGCCCGGCTGGCGTGAGCGTGTAGACCCGGCGTGCTTCGCGATCCAGGATGACACTTCCTTGCGCCTGGTCGGCACGTTCGAGGCCGGCGATGTGCTCGTGCTCGAGTGCTATCGGACGCCCCTGGAGTCAATGGCGCTGCCCCCGGGCGGCTCGCCGCCGCCGGTGGTCCGCAGCACGCCCGATATCCATGCGACGCACCACGAGCACCTGCTGCTGTGGGCGTTGCATAAGGCTTTCAGCATCCCCGACACCGAGACGTTCGACCCGGCACGCTCGGACAGGGCTGAAGCGGGCTTCACCGCCTACTTCGGGCCGATGCCCGATAGCGACCTCCGCCGTATCACGCGCGAGGATGTTCCACATCACAACGTGCTGATCCTGCCATGAGCACGACCCTTGTTCACGTAGAGCTCCGCGTCGGCGAGACGGTGCGCATCGGCAACACGCTGGTGACGCTCTCTCAGAAGTCGGGACAGCGCGCGCGTCTCGCCATCTGCGCCGACGCGAACACCCCCATCCAGCGCCCAGCCGGGCGCGCAACCACTGGCGCGCAGGAGTGCGCTTCTTCCGCTGAAGAGGCCGCAAATGGCAAACACCCTGTATGACGCTGCGCGGCAGCGCTTCCTGGAAGCTCAGCTCAACTGGGCGACCGACACCATCAAAGTTCTGTTGGTGGACACTGGCGCCTACACGCCGCAGACGGCCATCCACCAGTACCTCGCGGACATCCCGATCTCGGCGCGCATCGCGGGCCCCGTGACGCTGACCGCGAAGACCACCACCGGCGGCGCGGCCGACGGCGCGGACGTGACGTTCACGGCTGTCTCGGGCGCGAGCATCGAGGCCATCGTGATCTACCGCGACACGGGCACCGAGGCGACCTCGCCGCTGATCGCTTTCATCGACACGGCCACGGGCCTGCCAATCACGCCCAACGGCGGCGACATCATCGTCACCTGGGACAACGGCACCAACAAGATCTTCAAGGTCTGATCGTGGGGGGCGCAGGAGTGCAGGACACGCAATCTCTCGCGGCGTCGCCGCAGAAGCCGCCGCCGATCATCATCGGCGTGGAGGGCATCGCCCCGAAGCCCATCGAGCTGACGCCGGCCATCGTGCCGGGCATCAACTGGCGCATGGTGGGCGCGCTGCCGCCGTTCCAGATGTTCGTCCACGAGCTGGCGCCGTGCCCGCCGGGGCGCGACAGCCAGGAGTGGGCCATCGACTACGCGCTGCGCTTCGCTGGTCAGCGTGGCGACGACGTGCTCATGGGCGAGTACAGCGCCTGGCACGCGGCAAAGGGGTACTGGCCGAACGAAACGCCGCTGGGCGTGCTGAAGGACTGAGGGAGCGCGAGTATGGGCCACCGAATCGCCGGCGTCCTCTACGGGGAGAACATCGTTGGCCGCATTCTTGAAGTGCGGCAAGGCCTTGATCCGTTGCTGGTGTCTTCAGATCTGATTTCCTACCCCGGCTCCGTCGGGAGCAGCGGCGCGTTTGCCGCGCTTGCACCGGACTTGAAGGCCGGTGTGGTCACGTTCAACAGCGGCATCTCGGGGTCGAATTTTCGCTACTACCCTGACATGAACACGATGGCCAACCCAGTGACGCCGGCCGCCGGCTTTGCTGCAACCACCACGGTGTGCGCGATTTCGAACGATCACTACGCGGTCGGCGGCACCAGCTCTCCCTACCTCTACGTCTTCAAGCGGAGCGACCACTCGCTGGTCACGGTGGCCACGACCAACCTCGGCACCATCTATGCGTTGGACTTCTCGCCGGACGGTACAAAGCTGGCGGTGACGCACGGCAGTTCGCCCTATATCCGCGTCTATAACACCTCGACGTGGGCTTATACCGATGCGGTGACGGTGCCCGGCGGCGGTGGCAATTACGGACTCGTGTTCACCTCGGATAGCACGCGCTTTGTCGTGATGTGTGCTTCTTCGCCCTTCATTTCGATCTACAACGCTACGACCATGGTGCGAAGCTACGGCTACGCCGCGAGCAGCAAGTACACCCCGACGACCAACTACATCCGCCCCCTCGCGCGGCATCCCACTACGGCAAACTCGATCTTGATGGCGTTCGGCACCTCGCCGTTCATCGCGGAGTTCAATGCGGACACCCAGGTCTTCACGGATTTCACTGCCCTGACGACCGGTGGCGTGATCGGGCCGGGCTACAGCCTGACGGTCGATCCAGATCCAACGGAGGACGCGGTCTACCTCCGCCACAACACTGGTTCGACATCGCCAACCCGGACGATGTCGAAGTTCAGGATCTCCACGCGCGCACCGTTCCCGGCGCAGTCGCCACTGTTCCGCAACGCCATGTGGGGCAGCACTGGCGCGCTGACGCCATTTGTCATCACTTACGACACCCCCTACAAGATCACGGGCACGGTGCGGGACATCAGCAACAACCCCGTGGCGCGCGTGGTGCGCGCGCATCGACGAGATACCGGTGAGCTCGCCGCCCAAACCACCTCGAGCGCGAGCACCGGCAACTACGACCTGCGCGTGCCGGACATCGGGCCTTACGACGTGCAGTTCATGACGGCCGCCGGCGAGCTGCTGAACGACCTGTTCTACGCGCAGACGGAGCCGCAACCGGTCTAGCGATGCCGTACACGCCCCCGACCAGCCCGCTGAACGCTTCGTGGGTCGGGGCACCGACCTACCGAGGGCCCGCGCGCGTCATCCTCGGCACCTGGGTCACGCCGAATCAGTGGATCTACCAGCCGGCCAGCGCCGAGGGCGGCATGGGCACGCCAACGGTCATCGGGCAGCAGCTCGTGGCGGCTGCAGGTGCCGCTGACCAGACCCAATGGGGTACGACCTTCGCGCTGACGAAGGTTCTCTACTACCGGCCGCCGCAGTACACCATCACCGCTTCGTGGGTCGGCAAGCCGGTCTACATCCGCACCATCGGCGCATCCCTGTCGGTCACCTGGGACCAGCAGCGCGCCTACGTCAATCCGCCGGGCTTTCTGTCCGAGGCGACGGGCACGCCCTTCGTCACGCAGCAGCAGTTCGTGCGGCCGGTGGGCTTCACGCCGCTGGCCTTCGGTTCCACGTACGCGATCTTCCCCTACCAGTACGCGCCGCCGCGCTGGACGATCAATGCGAGCTGGGTGGGCAAGCCGGCCTACACACCCGCGGTGGGCGTGCGCGATGGGCTCTGGACGCTGCCGTCAGAGGACAAGTACATCCCGCTGACGGGCTGGGACTCGTGCAGCTTCGGCGCCGCCACGATCCAGAACTACCTCACCTACGTTGCGCCGGGTGGGTTCGACAGCCTGGCCGTCGGCGCGCACCAGGTGCGCAATGCGGCGGGCGCGCTGCGGCCAACGGGCATCGCCAGCCAGCTCTCGTTCGGTGCCGCCCTCGTGGCGTTCGGACAGCGCAAGGTCACGCCCACGGGCGTGGATCTGTCGGGCTTCGGCGCGGCCGCCGTGGTACTGAAGAACAGGCGTCTCTTCCCAGGTGGCTTCGATGCGATGGCCGGTGGCAACCCGACCATCATCAACCGGAACCGGTACATCGCAGCCGGCAACATCGTGCCGCCGGCGCTCGGCACGAGTTCGATGGTCTGGCTCTACACCCGATACCTGCTGCCGAGCGGGCTGGTGGCCACCGGTTTCGCGAGCACCAACCGGGTGAGCCACGACCGGCAGTATGTGCAGCTGAACGCGGGCATCCCCACGCCAGGCTTCGGCACAGCCTGGATCAGCCAGGGCACGCGGCTGGTGGCTCCGGCGGGCGCGTTCCTCGATGCCGTCGGCAGGCCGAACGTGGGCGGCACGCGCTACATCACGCCAACGGGCTGGGACTCGTCGGCCTTCGGCACACGGGTCATCCCTGAATCGCAGACCGTGGCGCCGCAGGGCTTCCGGGAGGTCTGGGGCGACACGAACATCAAGAACCAGCTGTCGTTCGTGCGGCCGCCCGGGTTCGAGACGAACGTGCAGGAGCAATACCGCTGGGGGCGGGCGCAGGTCTACAACCTGCGGCAGTACGTGGTGCAGAACTACGACCCTACCGACGGGCTCAACCCGCCGCCGTGGCCGCAGTGGACGGCTATCGAGAACCGCAACCGCGTGGTGGGCGCGATCGGCATCGCGCCGCCGCGTGTGGGCGAGCCGCTGGTGTTCAACAACGCCCGCGTGATCGCGCTGGCTGGCATGACGCCTCCTGGCTATCCGGGCACGACGCCGGCAGGCCTGGTCGCCTATGGCGTGCGGCTGCTGCCGCTGGAGGGCATCGAGCCGCCGCCGCTGCTGAACTGGAACGCGGTCTACAACGCGGCGCGCGTGGTGGCGCCGGCCGGGGCCGATACGCAGCTCTTCGGCGTGCCCGCGCTGGAGAACACGCGGCGCTACTACCTGCGGATCGGGAACATCGACTCGGCGGCCTACGGCACCGCCTTCATCGACTTCGCGATTCGGACGCTGGACATCGAGTCCCGCTACGCGATCCAACCGCCCGACGTGCCGCTTCCCGAGGTCAAGTTGCACACGCGCTACGTCGATCCGAGGGGCGATGACATGTCGCGCATCGGGCTGGCCGCGCTGTCCATTCACTTCAACATCCTCCTGCCCAGGTGGACGCACCGGGACTTCTTCGGCGAGCCGCGTGTGCACAACGTGACCCCCGAAATGCGGGGCTACGGATGGAACTCGGAGGAGTTCGGTGACGCCTTCGTGCGGCTGCAGTACCGGCCCGTGGCGCCGGATGGCGCCGCCACTCAGCTCTTCGGGCAGGTCAAGATCGCCGACCGCAAGCAGACCATCGCGGTGCCGGGCAACAACTTCATGCGCGTGGGCGACAAGCTGGTGGTGACACGGGCTGGTGCACCGCCGTACGCCACGCAGTGGATCATCCAGGACCAGGAGATTGCCTCTGAGAGCGAGTTCGGCAAGCCAGGGCTGAACCAGTATGTCCTCTACGTGCCCGGCATCACCGCACCGCCGCTGGGCGACGCGACGGTGCGCAGCAATGGCGTCATGGTCGACGCCGGCATCAAGGTGGACGGCTACGGCGAGCCCACCGTTTCGCTGAAGAGACGCTATCTCACGGTGGCCGAGTGGCCCGACGTGCAGGTCTTCGAGCCGACGCCCGCGCGAATCACGCCGCACACCATCTACGCGGTGGTCGAGGCGCCGGCACAGGCCATCCGCAACCACCCGCCCGCCAACCTGCACTATGTCGGCCAGACGCTGGAATACGGGCCGGGCGCCCGGTTTGGGCAGCACTCGGTGCGCACCTACCGCGGCATCCTGTCGCCCTCGACCGTGGGGAACACCGCGCAGCTCGGTGCACCCTCTGTCCAGCTGCACCGGCGCTACCTGGAGCCGGCGGGTATGCAGGCCTACCGCATGGGCTGGGTGGTGCTGGGTGACGGCACGCAGTTCGTGAAGCAGTTCGGCGGCGCCGACATGCAGCTCTTCGGGCAGCCGGCGGTGGCGCGCGGGCCGTACCTGGGGCCGCAGACCGTTCGTCCTGTGGGCCTCGCGCCGCCGGACTTCGGTGTGACCTGGGTGTCGCTGTTGCACCGGACCTTCCAGTTCACCGGCTTCAACGCGCTGGCGATGGGCGGGTCGCGCGGGGAGCCGCCGTATCAGTGGCAGTCGCTCCACGTTGGCCCCCTGATGCCGACCATTCCGCCTGGCATCGACGCGGCTGCTTTCGGGACCGCGTGGATCTCGCTACGCATCCGGGGCCTGGAGCCGCAGGGCTTCGAGGCGTTCGCAAGCGAGTACGACCCGGAGAATTTCGCCGCGCGCATGCACGTGCGCAATGCCTATGTTCCGTCGGGCCCGGCGGCGCGCACGCTCGTGCCTGTGGGGATCGACGCAGCGCAGGCCGGCGTGCCCAATGCCAAGCTGGCCGTGCACTACATCCGGCCCGACGGCAACGCCGATCAGTACCGAAAAGGAGCCTTCTAATGACCGACACCTCCCTCATGCCGGTGGCCGGCATCAACAACGTCTCGGAGGATGCTGCCATGCAGCGCGGCGGCGATGCCGCGCGGTTGTTCGTGCGCGATGCGGTGAACGTGGACATCACCCCGGCGGGGAAGGCATCGGTTCGCACGGGCGAGCGCCTGGTGAGCGCGGCACGGTTCCGCGACGTGTGGCAAAGCCCACTGCACCGCGACACCTTCGGCACTCTCGCTGGCAAGTGGGTCAAGATCAACCCGGCCGACTGGTCGCACGAAGAGCTTGCTACGGTGGGGGAGGGTGCAGAACACGCAGTGTTGAACAGCCTCGTCTGCGTAGCCGGGCCTGCAGGTCTGTTCACATTCGACGGCAGCGCGGCGCAGCGCCTGACGCTTGACACGCCGCCCGCACCGCTGCTGACTGCCGGCACAGGCTCACTGGAGCCGGGCACCTACGGCGCGGCCGTGGCTTGGCTGCGCGGCGCGCAGGAATCCGCCCCGTCCGAGCTCGCAACCGTCGAAGTGGGCCCAAGCGGAGCGCTCGAGGTGACTCTGCCCATCTGGCTCGACCCTACGCTCACTGGCGTTCGGCTGTACCTGACGCGGCGTGATGGCGGCGAGCTGCTGCGCGCCGGAGACTGGCCGGCCGGTACCGCGTCGATCCACCTACCACTGCTGCCCCAGCTCGGCGCGGCGGCCCAGTTCCGCCACCTGTCGCCGATGCCCACAGGGCGTTTTCTCTCGTACTGGCGCGGCCGGCTGCTGGTCGCCCGCGGCAACTTGCTGCGCTGGTCTGAAGCACTGGCCTATCACCTGCACGACGAGCGGCACGGGTTCGTTCAGATGCCGCAGCGCATCACCTTCGTGCAGCCTGTCGACGGCGGTGTGTGGGTCGGGCAGGTCGATCACGTCGTCTTCCTTCGCGGCAGCGCGCCCGCCGAGTTCTCGGCGGAGCGCAAAGGAGGCCGCGCACCGGTGCCTGGCAGCGCCATCCTCGCGTCGCCGGATGCTCTCGGCGGTGACCTCACCGCAGGCGGCAGTGACGCGGCGGTCTGGCTGGCGGAAAACGGCTACGTCGCCGGTACCGCCTCCGGCGCGCTGGTGGAGCTGCATGCGGGCGTGCTGAAGGGCATCACGGGCCGTGCCGGAACCTCTGTAGTGTTTGGCCGGCGCCTGCTGACCGCTGTAGTCTGAGGTCTTCCGTCCCGGGCATCCGGGAATCATTCGCTGCGCAGGAGTGCGGCATAGGACTACTGGAGCTTCCTATGACGACGCTGCGCAAAGAACTGGCTGCGGACCTGAACCGCGAAACCTACGATGTCACCGAGCAGGGCATCTACTTCCCCCGTCAAGGCGTGCTTGCACAGGGCGAGTACTTCGACCGTATCAACGGCGGCGAGTGGACCCGCACCAAGAACAAGATCGTCATCGAAGGGCTGGCGCACATCCTGAACGTGGCGCTGGGCAGCACGGCCAAGCCGGCGGGCTACTTCCTGGCCCTGTTCAGCGGCGCGGCGGCGCCGGCCGACAACTGGACGGCCGCCAGCTTCGCGGCCACCGCGTCCGAAATCGTCAGCCTCACCGAGGGCTACACCAGCCCGACCCGACCGGCCTGGACCTCGGCAAACACCAACACCGGTTCGATCGACAACATGGCGGCCGTCGCCACGGTCACCATCGCCACCGCCGGCCAGCTCAACGTGACTGGCGCGGCAATGCTGACGAACAACGCGCGAGGGGGCACGACCGGTGCGCTCGTGTCGGCGACGAAGTACGCTGCCGCCCGCGTGTTCCAGAACGGCGACACCTACGACATCGGCTACCGACTCAGCCTGACCGTCTGATCCATGCACGCACCGCGCCCCTACGGGCGCTTTGCCGAGCAGGCGGAGCTGTCCCCGGAAGATGCCGCTGCCGTCGAGCGGCTGGCCAGGACCGCGACCAACTTCAAGCAGCTGTCCGCTTTGGACAGCCTGAAGCGCGTCGCGGCGCTGCCCAGCGGCCGCCAGGCGGTGGCGATCGACATGGGCGGCGTGTTCCGCATCCTGGTGCTGGAGCGCCACGAGAACCCGGAGCACGAGGTCACCGGCCTCGCCGAGACGAACGTGCCCATGCTGTTCTCCGGCGCCATCACTCGCGCCCAGGTGCTGGAAGGCGAGGGGGTGGGCATCAAGCTGACCGAGCAGACGCGCCGCCGGCTCGCGGGCTACCGTGACGACGAGGAGCTGCCGCCGAAGGATGTGGCGCTGCAGCGTTTCCGCATCGACTACCACGACCGGTTCGCCTACTTCCGACCCGAGTACAGCGGCATCTACACGTTCACGCAGTACGTGAAGCAGCGCCCGACCTGGTACAGCGGTGCCATGGCCGAGGTGGCGCAGGTGGTCGGCGGCTACGGCCGGCAGGTGCTGGCGGACCTGCCCGACGATCCCGTCGAGCGGGCCCGCATGCGCGTGCCCGAGCGCTTCATGCGCGAGATCCGGCGCGAGGTCGCGGGCCTGCGACTGCCCGGCTACACCGGCTTCCCGGACCGCGAGGGCCAGTTCCAGTACCGCTACCAGCACGGGGAAGGCAACGCCGTGTCGTTCGGCACCGACGGAAGGCCCTGGCTGCTGCGCATCAGCACGCGGGGCGTCTTCGCCATGCCCTTGCCGTTGGTGCCGGCGACAACCGCCGCCGCCTTCCGCGCCTACGTCGAGGAGGTCGGCGATGCCGAGCTGCTGAAGGTGCTGGATCGCTTCGGCGGACTGCCTTCGGGTGAGACGTTCCCCGATGACGAACAGGACTTCGAGGCTTGGCGGCGCGCGGGCGTATTCATCAAGGTGTGCGACTGCGCCGACTTCTACACGCGGCAGGCCTTCTATGCCGCCGGAGGTTGGTCCCTGAACAGCCGCGGCAGCGAGGGCTTCAACACCTGTTGGGACCGCGACGACGCGGGCCTTCTGCACGCGCACGCCTACAAGATGAAGCTGCGGCTGGGCGCGGCCGCCAACGGCGGGCGGTTGAAGGCCTCGTGGCAGTTCGACGGCGAGGACGAGGCCGCCCGCGCACACGGCTATCTGGATCGGGTCTTCGAGCAGCTGCGCGATGGCTCCCACCGCTCGCGCGCGGCGGCCTACAAGATTCGCCGCGCCACGGCCGCGCAGATCCTGGCGCGCGCTTCGGTGTCGAACGGGCCCGACCACGACTACTGGGACGCGCTCGAGCTGGAGCCGATCGCTGTGCACCAGGGGAATGTGGCGCGGGTGGGCACGGGCCCCATGTACTGGCCGGGCAAGAACCCGAAGTCGATGGGGCGCTTGAAGTTTCCGGAACTGCGCGGGCTGGGCTGCGAGTCGTTCGTGATGGTGTCGGAGGACTACGCCGGCCCCGCCGTGCGATGCGACACCATCGTCTTCGGCTGCTACGTTGACGACGAGCTACAGGTGGTCAAGTATTTCTACGACGAGCGCAAGGTGCAGGAGAAGGTGCAGAGCACCTTCGAGAAATTCATGATCGTCGGCCAGTGGGAGAAGACCGAAACCACCGGGCTGTCTGGCCTGATGGGCTACTTCTACACCTCGGCATTCGACGACCGGCAGGTGGCGCCGCCGGTCAGCACCACGACGCACATCACCGGCATCGACATGGGCTACGGCCAGCCAGCCTTCGCCACGCCGCCGCTCCTGTACTGCGTCGGCTCGCTTTCGCGGGCCCGCTACTACTACCACCGCACGACGGTGAAGAGCACCTCGGGCTTCGGCATCGACGTGGCCGCGTGCGTGCCGGTGTTCGAGCGCGACTGCATCCTCTACCCCTACACCGAGAGCACCTCTGGCCGCGCCGAGTCGGAGAAGACCGAGCAGTTCGCGATGGCGGACCCGACCTCCTACCAGCTCTGGTGCTACGACAACATCTTTCACTACATGGGGCAGACGGACAACCACAACAAGGGTGATCCGCCCTCGAAAGACGGTGTGCCTGTCTACGTCGACACGCTGGTCTACTCGCCCACCGAAGTGAGCGACTATGCCGACAGCGGCAACTGGTTCAACCTGCCGCCCGGCGGGTTCCTCGACGTGACCGCTGTTTGCGGGCCCTACACCTCGCGCACGTCGAGCACTCACCACGCGAACGGCGTTGTCATCGGCGGCGAGGCGCCGGGCTTCGAGCCGTTCTCCAGCGAGAAGCTGTTCCCGGCCGAGCAGTCGGGCCGGCTCAGCGTGTCGATGAAGGGCGCCGGCTCTGTCGTCGCCCACAAGGACATTCCGCATTCCTGGTACTTCGGCTTCTCGCCGGAAGAGCAGACCTACTTCTACCGCGACGCGGTGCATGTAGCGATCGGCGACAGCAGCTACGCCAGCATCTACGAACAGGACCAGAACGGCCTGCGCCGCCGCTGGGGCTACACGGCGCTGGCCGACAACCGCAGCGCGCACCACTTCATCGGAGTTATCAATGAGTAGCTACCGCGACGACGTTCAAGAAACCGCTGTTGCCAGCAGCTCCGTATGGCTCGGGCTGACCAGCGTGACCGAGGAAATCGCGCGCGCGTCGAGTGCGCTGCTGTTCGGGCTCATGGTGCTGCACGCCGACGCGGCCGTGGTCAGCGATGCCGTATTCGACCGGCCCGGCGGCATCGTCATCGAGCAGGCGCTGGCCAGCGATCAGGTCATCGACGCTCGAACCAGCCACGAGCTTGTTGCCGAGCATGCCGCCGCTTCCGATCAGGCACTGGGCCGCCTGCGCGTGCTCCATGCCGATGGCGCGCAGGCCAGCGACCAGGTGATCGACCGCGTGCGTTCGGTAGTGGTCGAGTCGGCGATCGCGAGCGACCTGGTGCTGGCACAGCGCAAAGCCCGCAGCATGGTGGTGGAGTCGGCCCGCGTCAGCGATTCGGCCCCCAGCTTTGCTTCGTCGGTGGTGCAGGAGGCCGCGCAGGCCTTGGACTTCACCACGGGCAACCTGCATGCAGCGGACATGCCGGCGGCGGTGGCGACAGCCTCGGATGAGGTGATCGACACGCGGCAGGCTGCCGCTCCGGTGGTCGAGGTGGCTCATGCCAGCGACGAGGCGTTCGGCCGGCTCCATGCCGTTGACCTGGTGCGCGACAGCGCGATGGCCGAAGACCAGATGGTCGGCGAGCCCGTGCGCGCGCAGGCTTGGACGGCGAACACCGAGTCGTGGGCCATGTCGCGCCACGACCCGGTGCCGTTCACATCGCTGGTGGTGATCGACGGCGCCTTGTACGGCCTGGCCGAGGACGGCGTATACGCGCTGGACACACGAACCACCCAGGCAGCCGCCATCCGCACGGCGCCGGTGGATCTCGGGCAGGGAATGCTGGTGCACCCGCTGCAGGCCTTCCTGGAGTACGAGCTGGATGGCACCGCAACGATGGACGTGACCACCACGCAGCAGGGCGTGGCCGAAACCTACAGCTATCCGCTTGAACCGGAGCCAGCTGGCGAGCTCACGAACGGCCGATTCATCTTCGGCCGCGGGCTGCGCGGCAGGCACTTCAGCTTCACTCTTCGCCTGGACGCGAAGCGTGGCGAGATCAACGACTTGAGCGTCAATGCGGCGCCGACGAAAAGGAGAGTGTGATGGGCATTCAACCCGACAGCATCCTCGGTGTGGCGGTAGAAACCGTCACGGACAAGATGGCGCACTTGGAGGTGCTCGCCGATCGCTACAACGCGCTGCTGAGCAGCGCGCTCGCGCAGATTGGCTCTGTGCAGGTGGCCGACGTGCCCGCGCCCACCCGACCGGTGGCGCCGGTTGCCAACCCGCCCGCGATCAACCTGGGCGACGCGCCAGGCTACTCGCCGCCCAATCTGACCATGCCGTCGTCACCGGCGGACATTGACATCGACGCGCTGCTGACCGGCCTGGACCTGGGCGACCTCGGCGACTTGCCCGACCCGCCGACCGCGATCCCGATCAACATCCCCGACGCGCCGGGCATGGCGGACATCCCAGCGCCCCAGCGCCCGCAGATCGACACCACGGTGGACTTGCCGGCCGCGCCGAGCATCGTGATGCCGGAGATGGAGGCGCTCGAGCGCATCACCCTGCCGGTGTTCGAGTTTCCGCAGCTGCCGACTTTCGACGCCACGCCGCCCAACGCCGACGGCATCACGGTGCCGAACGTCTTCATCAACTGGGCCGAGCCGGTCTACGAGTCTGAGGTGCTCGATGAGCTGCAGGCCAAGGTGAAGGGCATGATGGCCGGCGGTACTGGGCTGCCGCCAGCCATCGAAGATGCTCTGTTCGCCAGAGCGCGCGAGCGCGACAGCGCGGAAACCGAGCGCGCGGTTCAGGAGGCCGTGGACACCTGGGCGGCGCGCGGCTTCTCCATGCCGCCGGGCATGCTGGCGAAGCAGACAGCCGTGGTCCGCGAGCAGGGGCGGCTGAAGGCGGTCGAGCTGAATCGCGACATCCTGATCCAGGCCGCGCAGTGGGAGATCGAGAACATCCGCTTTGCTGTGCAGCAGGGGATGGCACTCGAGCAGCTGACCACCAATCTCTACGAGAACATGGCGAAGCGCCTCTTCGAGGTGGCGCGCTTCCAGGCGGAGAGCCAGATCAACGTCTTCAACGCGCGCATCGCGCTGTTCAACTCGCAAAACGCGGCCTTCGAGACGCTGGCGCAGGTGTACCGCACGCGGCTGGACGCGGCGCTGTCGAAGCTGACCGCCTACAAAACGGCCGTGGAAGGGCAGGTCGCGCTGGGCCAGATCAACCAGCAGCGCGTCGAGGTGTTCAAGGCCAAGATCGAGGCCGTGCAGTCGAACGTCGAGGTCTACAAGGCCCTCATGCAGGGCGCATCAGTGCGCGCTGACACGATCAAAGCGCAGTTCGACGCCTACCGGGCCGACGTGCAGGCTTTCGCCGAGCAGGTCGGCGCGGAGAAGGTGAAGTTCGATGCCTATGAGTCCCGCGTGAAGGGCGAGGCGGCCAAGGCTGGCGTGCTGGAGTCGCAGTCCCGCGCCTACGCCGCTACGGTGCAGGCGGTGACCAACAAGGCGGAAATCAAGGTCAAGGGCGCGCAGATCAAGATGGAGGCTGCGCGCACGAAGGTGTCAAAGTTCCTGGCCGATGTGGACGCCTTCAAGGCGCGCATCGACGCGAGCCTTCGCGAAGTGCAGTACAGCACGCAGGTCTACCAGGCGCAGGTCGAGGGCTGGCGCGCGAAATCGAATGCGGTGGTGGCTGACGCCGAGATGCAGTCGCGCTTCGCCGACATGAATACCCGGACCAACATCGCCTACGCGCAGATGCAGATTAGCGAGTACACCGCCCGCATGCAGAACGCGGTGCAGCAAGCTCAGATCGCGCTGGAAGCCGCCAAGGCGCTGGGCCAGTACACCGCGCAGCTCGCGGCGGGTGCGATGTCGGCGATGCATGTGTCCGCAGGCATCACTGGGCAGGGATCGGCGTCGACGCAGGAAAACAAGAGCACCAGCACCCAGACCAGCTACAACTACAGCTACTGACCTGAATTCAGGGGCACTGGAGTCGATCCCCGATCTTCTGGCAAACGCGGCCACTCGGGTCCGTGAAGTAGGGGGAATTCCCCTGCTGCCAATTGATGCCCCCTTGGTTGTCGTAACACGCTCCGCCGCGGCAGTCAGTGATGATGCGCGGCGCTTCGGGCGGCTGGGTGTTGGGAGTGGGGTGCGGCGGGCTAGGCGTGCGGTCAGCCACCGCTCGCGCGCGAGTCGCAGCAATGTTCGTTCCGCACGCGGCATCAACTTTCAGTTCTGCGGACCTCACAGGAGCCGAGGCAGGGCCCGGGTGATTTCCGCGAGCAACCTCCAACTTCACCTTGCTCGTGGCAAGGTCAAGGTCGCGCTGCGCCGCGCGGCACTTTGCCTCGTCGACGGCGGCACCCGGGCCACCAGCTGTGCGGCCGCCGCTGCCTCCGATGATTGTTGCTCCCGGTGCTGGTTGATCGCGTCGCTGATCGTCGTCACGCATCCGCGCGGCGGTATTGCGCTCTGTTGATGCGTCGAGCACGTTGGCCGTGGTGTTCACGCGCGAATCGGCGGCGCCGGCCGGACAGGGGCCGTCACCGTATGTGACCTTCCCGTTCGGCAGGGTGCACTTCGTGACCTGCGCTGAAGCACAGCATGAGGCCAGGACCAGGGCCAAAAAGACGAACCGTTTCATGTCGCCCACCTCCAATTTTTGCGAAATGTTACTCGCACCCCCGTGGGGTTCGACTGGCGCGCCGGCTCTCCGAAAAATGGCGCGCATCGAGATCGAGAGGTAGACCCATGCACGGCTTCAAACCCGCCCCCAAGCGCGCCCATGCGCAACACCTTGCCGAGGGAGGCCTTGTGCGCGGCTTGGTGCGCAAAGTGATGGGCATTCCCGAGCCCTCAGACACGGGCGCCGCGGCGCCGGCGGCCACACCAGCTGCGCCGCCTCCCGCGCCAGCGCCGGCCCCCGAGAAGGCGATCACCCAGTACGCGGGCATGGGCGCCACCGAGCGTCGCATGAAGGCCATGGGCCTGAAAGACGGTGGGCCGGTGCGTGGGCCAGGCACCGGCACCTCCGACAGCATCGAAACCGAGGTTCGACCGGGCAGCTACATCATGCCGGCGGACTCCACCGAGCAGCTTGGCGAGGACGGCGTGGCCGCATTGGGCTTCAGCCCGGAGAAGGTGCCGGTGAACCTGAGCAACGGCGAATACCAACTGCCGCCCGAGCAGGTACATGCTGTCGGCGTGGAGGCGCTCGACGCGATCAAGGACGCTACCCATGCATCGGCCCCAGGCCCGCGCGGTTTCGCGCCGAGCGCGGCCGAACCGCCGGTATTCTTCGCCGACGGTGGGCTGGTTGATGAAGATCCCCGTAAGGCGCGCAACCCGCCATCCGCTGCTTCACTGGATGTCAGCGCCAGCATCCCTGCGCCCTTGCCGATGCTGACGGCCTCGCTGCCGCCCAGTCCGCAGGCGCTGCAGCTGGCCGCCAACGAGAGGGCTGCAGCCACGCCCGCACCGGCGCCCTCATCGCAGACGAGCCCACTGGCCCAGACCCAAGGGGCTGCATTCGGCGTATTCAGGCGTGAGCCGACGGCGGGGACGCGAGGCGGCATGATGCAGCCCTACGTTGCAACCGGCCCCGCGTCGTTCGAGCCAGCAAAGGTGCAGGAGGGCACAGGACGGCTCGATGCATTCAACGATCCGCGCTCGACGTTGTTCAAGGGCGAGGCTGATGCGGCACCTGCGCCGACCAGCCGGGGATTCGCCGGTGTGGGCGAAGGCTGGGGCAGTGGCGCGAAGCCTGTGGCAACGACCGTCGCCCCGGCAGCGGCGCCTGCAGTACGCCCGACTGCCGCGCCTGTAGCTGCGCCGATCGCACCTGCTATCTCGAACGATGCGCCCGCGAGCGCGGCGGCAACGGCCGCGAGCCAGGTCATGCCGGGCGTGTTCAGGCAGGGCAACAGCTACGGCGACTCGCCGGCCGCTGCCGCGGCGGGCTTCGCGCCACGCTCGGCGCCGAGCGCGCAGAACATGGCTGCGGCCGACGCGCTCGAGGCGCGTGGCATCGCAGAGCGAGCCGGTGAGCGGGCTGCTGTAGCTGGAGGCTCGGCAGCTGGGTTCGCACCTGGTAACGGCCTGACGGTGATCGGAGACGACACCCACGCGGATCGTGTGCGCCGGAGCGCGTTCGGCGCGGCGAGCACGCCGTACCGAGGATCGCCAAACGGACAGCTCACAGCCAACCAGGTGCGTGTGCTGGCCGGCATGGACGAGGCAAACGGTCGAAACGCGCTCCAGCGCGACACCACCGCCGCGAACAATGCCGCTTCGCTGGAGCGCGAAGCGATCCAGCAGGCTGGCGCATCCGGCCGGACAGCGGTGCAGGAGGCGGGCGCCAATGTTCGCGCGGGCGCTACCAACGATGTGCAGCGTGGCGAACTGGCCCTGCGGCAGGAGGCACAGGGGTTTCAAACTCGCGGCGCCCAGCGCGTGGAGAAGCTGTACGAGCAGTACGAGAAGGCCAAGCCCGAGGAGCGGGCGGCCATCGCAGAGCAGATCCGCACGATGACGGGCAAGGAGCACCCGAGCCGCTTCACCGTGGTGCCCGGCGGGCAGGAAATCGACCCGACCACCCAGCAATCCGTCACGAGGCCGGCGCGCGTCTTCAACAACCAGACCGGACAGTTCGTCGAGCAGGGTCAGGCGCCGCGAGCAGGCCTCCCTCCGGGGATGACCCGACAGGTTGGCACGTCCAACGGGAAGCCGGTCTACGAGGATGCACAGGGCAAACGGTTCATCGGCGGCTGATGACAGGGCGCTGCAGAGCGCTCCCCTGTAGGGTTCGACGCACAGAGCGCCCGTCGGAAGACTGGCGCAATGGCTGGCGAAACTCTCAAGCCCTTCGACGGGCAACTCGATACCACACCGCACAACCTCACCCCGTTCGCGGGTGAGCTCGATCCGCCCGATGCAAAGCGCACCGTGCTCGGCACCGCAAAGGATGTCGGGGTCACGGCGCTGAAGGGCGCGGTCGGCTTGCCGCAGAGCTTCGTCGGCCTGGCCGACATCGTGACGGGTGGCCGCGCTGGCAAAGCTCTGGAGCAGGCTGGAGTCGGCTTCGAGGAGACACAGAAGTTCCTCGACGACCAGTACTCCGACGCACAGAAGGCCGCCAATCGCAAGGTGCAGGCAGCCGATGGCTTCGTCGATACGGCCAAGACCATGCTGGAGAACCCCAGCACCATCGCTACCAGCGTGGGCGAGTCGATCCCGCAGATGCTCGGCGGCGCAGGTGTGGCGCGCGGTCTGCTCAAGGTCGCACCCAAGGTGGCGCCTGCCATCGCTGGTGCCATCGGCGAGGGCGTGCTGGGCGCCGGCTCGCAAGCAGAGCAGATCCGCCAAGAGACGCAAGACGGGTTGCTCACGCCGAAACAGGCGGCCTTGTCCGCCGCGACCGGCGCTGCGACTGCCGGCTTCGGTGCGCTCGGCGGCCGGCTCGCGCAGCGGCTCGGTATCGGTGACGCCGACACGATGCTGGCGCAGGGTGCAATCCATGGCGCCGGGCCGGCTTCTCAGCGCTCACTCGCGCGCCAGGTCGGCGCAGGCATCCTGTCCGAGGGCGTGCTCGAAGAGCTGCCGCAGTCGATGTCCGAGCAGGCGCTGCAGAACCTCGCGCTGGACAAGCCCGTCGGAGAAGGTGTCGGCAAGGCCGCCGCCGCCGGGTTGCTCGCAGGCGGTGCCATGGGCGGCGGTGCCGCGCTGTTGCACGGCGCGACTGGTCAGCATGCCCCGAATCGGGCGGAGCCCGGTAGCGCGGAGCGCGTGCCCGGCGAGCAGCTCTCGCTGTTGCCGGTGGACGAAGCTCCGGCAGCCGCGGCGGCGAACGAGCTGCCCGCCGTTGCGGGCGGCCTGGCCAGCGTGCAGCGCACCTTCGATCCGCGCGACCCGGCCAGCCGGCCGCCGCTGGATGTGATGCCCACGGCCCCCACCGATGGAGTGGAGTTCGAGGCGGCGCCACAGGGCGCACGCGAGTTCAGCACGGGCAACCTTTCGCTCGCTGATGAAGCGCAGCCCGTGCGCCCCTCCGAAAAGATGGGGCTGGACCCTGCTGCAGGCCCGCTGTCCACTGCCGCCGCGATGGCGGTGGATGGTGGCGCGCACGACGTGATGAACGCGGCCGCTCAACTCGCCGCTCAGACCGAAGCCGCCGACGGCAAGGGCACGAAGCCGGCAGCAGCTTCTCCGGCACCCGCCAGTGTGCCGATGGCGAACGTCAACGCCGAAACCGGCGAGATCTCCGGACAACCGCAAGACCGAGAGGCCGAACTGCGGGCACGCCTGGAGTTCGTGCGCCAACAGGCCGCGTCGAACGGCTGGGACCAGCGCCTGATCGCCGAGCGCGACAGCGCGCGAGCTGAACTGGCCGCACTTGCGCCCGCTGCCGCAGCGCCGACCAGCGTGCAGGAGGGCATCGCTCAAGCGCGCGCCCGCCGCGCAGCGCCCGAATCCGCACCGCAACCCAAAGGAGAAGCCCTTGGCACTCAAGCCGACCAAGCCCAGCAAGCAGGCACGCAACAAGCGCCGGCAGGAACAGAAGCGCCAGCAGCTGAGCCAATCGCGTCCGCCACAACGCTGACGCCCGCGCCGGCAGCACCGGCTGTATCGAACGCGAAGCGCGAGAAGGCGGTGCGCCGCGTGGAAGAAGGGCGCGCATGGTTCTTGTCCCGCGACAAGGCGCTGTCCTTCGTGGACACGTCGGGCCTCGCGGACACGCACGAAGTGGTGCCGGACAACCGCCGTTTCGTTGTGCAGGCCAAGGCCGAACAGCCGGCACAGGATGCGCAGCCGCAAACCGCTGCGCCGGCCGATCAGCTGGCGGACTTGCGCCGCCGACGCGCCGAGGCCGAGCCGGGCACGCCCCTGCGCCGCGACATCGATAACGACATCGCGGCGTTGGAGCGCGAACAGCAGCAAGCAGTTCGCCGGCCTGAAGCGGTAGCGCCGGTGGATGCTGCGGCGAACGAAGCCGCCACCAGCCCGCAGAACGACCTGCCCGAGCCTAGTCAGGCCCAGAAAGAGGCGGGCAACTACAAGATGGGCCACCTGTCCGGTGACGAGGTACAGGGCCTGCGCATCAGCGTGGAGAACCCGCACGGCAGCACGCGCAGCGGCACCTCGCCGGACGGGACCGAGTGGAGCAACACGATGGCCGCACACTACGGCTACGTGAAGGGCTCCGAGGCAGCAGACGGCGACCACGTGGATGTGTTCGTCGGGCCGGCAGCCGCGACAGCACCGACGGTCTACGTGGTGGACCAGATCAACGCGGATGGCTCCTACGACGAGGCCAAGGCGCTGATGGGGTTCAACAGCGAAGCCGAGGCCTTGGCCGCCTACAAGGGGAGCTACAACAAGGGCTGGAAGGTCGGTCCGGTCACCGCGATGTCGATGGACGACTTCAAGGCTGCGCTCGCGGACGGGCGCCTGAAGAAGCCGCTCTCGCCCACATTGAGCGAGCCCGTGCGCGAATCCTCGCCCGCTCCAGCAGCGCAGCGCGCTACGACGATGGAGACGGCGCGCACCGCGCTGGCTTCGTACTTCGATTGGTATCTCAGCCGCAATCCGAAGGCATCCCGCCCGATGGGCGGGATCTATCAGGGCAACAGCTTCACGCTCGACGCCGGCGGCGCGCCATTCACGAAGGCGGGCCAGGTACAGGTGAACGGCTTTAAGGAACTGACCTTCAACTACACGGCCGCGTGGAAAGAGGCTCAGTCGCGCGCCGCCGCAGCAGCGCCGGCCGCCGCCCCGATTGCTGCTACCAAAGCAGGAGACGAAAATGGACGAAATGCAGGAACTGTACCGACCGAACGACTACCCGCCGCCGATCAAGGAAGCGATGCGCGCGATGCCGGCGCTGGCGACCGAGATCGCCAACCGGTGGATGCTCGGGTGGCCGAAGCGGGTGAAGGCGCTGATCGAGGCGAGCGAGTTCCTGCCGGCGCTGAAGGAGCAGGAGGAGGCCGAGCGGAGAGCGTACAGCGACTCCGGGAATCGGCACCTGGCGAGGCACGAGATAGCCGAGCTGTACGGCCTGAGCGACAGTCCGCCGACGCTGTAGCCGACCCGGCGACCGCCGAGGCCTCGCCAAAGCCCGAGCTCGACCAGTCGGGCGACCACACGCTGGATGCCGACGATATCGGCAAGGGTGGGCTCACCAAGAAGTACCGCGACAACATCGCTGCCATCCGCATCCTGAAGGCGCTCGCCAGCGAGAGCCGCAAGGCCACCCCGGAGGAGCGCAAGCAGATCGCGCGCTACGTCGGCTGGGGTGCGCTGAAGGGCGTGTTCGACCCGCAGAACAAGCAGTGGGCCAAGGAATTCGCCGAGCTGCGCGAGTTGTTGACCGATGCCGAGTACAAGGCCGCTCGCGCGTCGATGCTGAACGCGCACTACACGGCGCCGGTGGTGGTCAACGGCATCTACGATGCGCTCGAGCGCATGGGGTTCACCGCTGGCCGCATTCTCGAACCGGCGGTGGGAACCGGCAACTTCTTCGGCCTGATGCCCGCGAGCATGCGCAAGCGCTCGCAGCTGCATGGCGTGGAGCTGGACCCGCTCACCAGCCAGATCGCGGCGGCGCTGTATCCGAGCGCCAAGGTGGCGCGGGCCACCGCGTTCCAGGACTTCCAGGCCCCGTCCGAGTACTTCGACCTGGCGGTGGGCAATCCGCCATTCGGCTCGGAGCCCATCGTCGATGACGACCGCTCGCCGTATTCGGGTTTCTCGATCCACAACTACTTCTTCGCCAAGAGCATCGACAAGCTGCGCCCCGGTGGCCTGCTGACGATGGTGGTGTCGCACAACTTCCTTGACGCCAAGAACGAAGCAGCACGGCAGTGGATCGCCGATCGGGCCAACCTGGTGGCAGCGGTCCGGCTGCCGCGAACCGTGTTCAAGGAGAACGCCGGCACCGACGTGGTGACCGACATCGTGGTGCTCCAGAAGAAAACGGAATCCGAGCGCGCGAGCGGATTGGGCGATGCGGCGTGGGTGAAGGCCGGCCAGCAGACCCTGACCAACCCGAAGACCGGCGAGGCGACGCAGCACAACGTCAGCAGCTACTTCCTGACCAATCCCGATGCGGTGCTGGGCACGCCGGCGGCGGCCGGCGGGATGTATCGCCTGGGCGAGTACACCGTGGAGCCCTCCGGCGATCTGGCGCAACAGCTGAAGGCATGGGCCACCGCGCTCCCGGAAGACCTCTATCAGCCTGTGGAGCGCACGCACGAGCAGGAAGCTGCCGACGTGGTGGTGCCTGACGGTGTGAAGGTTGGTTCGTTCTACGTGGACGACAGCGGCCGCGTGCAGATGCGCGGCCCGGATTCGCTGGGCAATCGAACGGCAGAGCCGTGGACGCCGCCCAACGCGAAGGCTGCCGAGCGCATGAAGGGGATGGTTGGCCTGCGCGACGCGCTGCGAGCACAGATGCGCCTGGAGCGCTCCCCGGACTCTACCGACGGACAGATCGAGCAGCACCGCCGCGAGTTGAATCGCCTCTATGACGGGTTCCAGAGCAAGTACGGCTACCTGAACGACCCGACCAACCGCCGCATCTTCCTGGACGACACCGAGTCGGCCCTGGTGCTGGCGCTGGAGTTCGACTACGACCGTGGCGTGAGCAAGGCGGTGGCCGAGCGCGAGGACATCGAGCCGCGTGCGCCCAAGGCAATCAAGGCCGACATCTTCGCGCGGCGCGTGATGTTCCCGCCCGCGGACAACATCAAGGTGAGCAACGCCAAGGACGCGCTGCTGGCCAGCCTGAACTACAAGGGCCGGCTGGATGCCGACTACATGGCGACGCTGTACGACAAGTCACCGGCCCAGATCGTGTCGGAACTTGGTGACGTGGTGTATGCCGACCCGGTGAACGGGCTCGTGATGGCCGACGAATATCTGTCGGGCGACGTGAAGACGAAGCTGGCCGAAGCAGAGGCCGCCGCGCGTGACGACCCGGCGCTTCGCCGCAACGTGGAGGCCCTGCGCAAGGTCATTCCGGCCGACAAGCGGCCGAGCGAGATCCACGCGGCCATGGGCGCGGCTTTCATACCGTCGGAACTATTCCAGCAATTCGCCAAGGAAGTGACCGGCGCCGACGCGCGCGTCACCTACCTGCGCGCCACCGGTCAATGGCTGGTGGACTACACGTCCCAGCCCAACCCGGCGCTCAACACGGCGAAGTGGGGCATTGGCAGGATGACCGCGCAGAACATCTTCATGCGCACGATGGCCGGCCAGGGCGTGGTGGTCACGGACACCATCCGCGACCCGAACGGTGGTACCCGCACCGTGGTGCTGGAGAAGGAAACGGAGGCCGCGCGCGAGAAGCAGGCCGCGATGAAGGCCGAATGGCAGCGCTGGCTGTGGAGCGACCCTGAGCGCGCCGACCGTGTGGCGGGCATCTACAACGACAAGATGAACCGCATCGTGGTGCGGCGCTTCGATGGCTCGCATATGACCTTCCCGGGCATGTCGCCCGCGATGGAGTTGCTGCCGCACCAGAAAGATGCCGTATGGCGCGCGCTTCAGCAGCGCCAGATCCTGCTGGATCACGTCGTCGGTGCTGGCAAGACCTTCGAGGTTGTGGCTGCCATCATGGAAATGCGCCGGCTGGGCATTGCGCGCAAGCCGATCGTCACGGTGCCCAACCACCTCACCCTGCAGTGGCGCAGCGAGTTCTCGCGCCTCTACCCGGCGGCCAACGTGCTGGCGGCCACGCCCGACGACTTCACCAAGGGCAATCGGGAGAAGTTCTTCTCCAAGATCGTCACCGGCGACTGGGATGCCGTCATCATCGGCCATTCCAGCCTGAAGAGGATCGCGCTGCCGGCCGAGACAGAAAAGGCCGTGCTGGAAGAGCAGATTACCGAGTTGGCCGACAGCATCGGCGAAATGAAGCGCGCCCGCGGCGACCGGAATGTCGTGCGCGACATGGAGAGCATCAAGGCCCGTCTGGAAGCCCGCATGAAGCAGCGCGTGCAAGCCCTTGGCGAGCGCGACAAGGTAGTGACCTTCGACGAGCTCGGCGTCGATGCTTTCGCCATCGACGAGCTGCACGAGTTCAAGAACCTCTTCTACAACTCCACCATGGAGCGCGTGCCCGGCATGGGCAACCCCGGCGGCTCGGACAAGGCGTTCGACCTGTTCGTGAAGGCGCAGTACCTCTTCGACGCGCTGGGGGACAAGGCGCCGCTGATGGGCGCGACCGGCACGCCGGTTTCCAACAGCCTGGTGGAAATGTTCAATATGCAGCGGTTCCTGCAGTACCCGACGCTGAAGGCGCAGGGCCTGCACGTCTTCGACGCCTGGGCCAAGCAGTTCGGCAGCGTGGAATCGCTGTACGAGGTGTCGCCGTCTGGGACCGGCTACCGCCAGGCCTCGCGCTTCGCCAAGTTCAAGAACCTGCCGGCGCTGATGGGCATGTACCAGACCTTCGCCGACACGGTGACGCTGGACGATCTGAAGGCGCAAGAGGAAGCCCGAGGCCGCACATTCCCGGTGCCGCAGGTGGCCGGCGGCCGCCCGGTGAACGTGGTGGCGAAGCGCTCGCCGGAGGTGGCCAACTTCATGGGCGTGCCGCAACTGGACATCCAGGGCGGGCGAGTGCAGTTCGGGTTCAACCCGGCCGCTGGGGAGCGCGCAGTTATCGAGAAGGCCGAGGACGGCAACAGCTGGCGCGCCGAAACCCGCGTGCCGCAGCCCGACGAGAAGGAGATTCGGCAGCTGATCGGCTCGGCCAAGACCGAAGAGGATGCCAAGCTGCTGGTGGTCGAAGCCGCCCTGTCGCCCAAGATCAAGGTGGACCCGAAGTCGATCCTCGGCCAGTTCGCCGACCTGAAGCGGCTGACGAAGGAAACGAAGGGGAAGGTCAACGCGCTGTCGCTGACCGGCCAAGCCAACAAGGCGGGCTTGGACTTCCGC